ACTTAGAGGGTGTTTTAAAAGGTATCTATCAAAAATTAATGGTCAGGCAAAATCTTTTAAAACTTTGTAACGATGCAGAAACTTTTATGAGATTAAGTGAGCCTGATTTTAAATACTGGAAAATTCAAGACTGGAATCCTGAATACAAACAATTACTGAGAGGTGTATATGACTACTGAAAAAAAACCAAAAACTAAAGCAGAGCCAAAAGTTGACAACAAAATGTTGCTCAACTTTAAAATGTTACAAGCTCAAAGCGAAATTGAGGCAGAAAAAAGCAGAGTGGCAAACTATAATGCTTACGAGTATGACAAGCTGATACCTAATATAATTAAGGTAACGAGCAGACTAAATTTAAGAATAAAGCCAACTTTTGATATGTCCTTTAATGAGGGCAAACCAGTTATTAGTTGTAAGGTTGATGTCATAAATTTAGATGTTCTTATTACAAAGAAAACCAACGAGGGTGAGCAAACTTTTTATGAGAGTGAGGTTCATGGCGTTTATACAGTTGTTGGTGATTTAAGTAGAAATCCAAAGATAGAGTGCGGTCAGCTTTATACTTATGCTTATAAAAATGCACTATTAAAAATATTTAATATTAATGAGGGTAATGTTGACCCTGATACTCAAACCATACAAAAGTTACAAAACAACAATGGTTTGAACATTAATGACAATGCAATTCCAAACTTATAAAGAAAGGATTTTATCATGAGCGATTGGGATAATATAAAACAAGGTCAGACTTTTAAGTTTGCAAAGAATGACCGCAAAGCACAAGCCTTAACTGAGGGTAAGGACAATGCTGATAAGTACCCTGACTACACCACTATCTTTCAGGGCGAGCCAACAACTAATGTCAAGATGCCAATAGACTTATTAGAACACATGAAGAATGATGATGGTTGGTGTCAGATGTCCATTAGGATAGATAGAGATACACAAGAGATAAGCCTGAATGTTAAAGGTAAGTATGTCTCTCAAAAGAAACAGAGTGAGGACAAGCCACCCTTTTAATGATGTACGCATTAGACATATTAAATAAAGCAGGCAACCTTATTACTGGGGATAGAAAAGAGACTCATGGTGAGTTTGTTTTAAATCATCTCAACATTGCGAAACTATGGTCAGCTTATCTTGATATAGACATCACGCCTAATCATGTGCTGACCATGATGAGTCTGCTAAAAATAGCCAGAACAAAATCAGGTAAGTATGACCCTGATAATAGCATTGATGCTATTGGCTATCTTGCATTAGATGGTCAACTAAGAAGTAAATTAAATGATGAGAAGACTAGGAAATGAGATTGATGGGTCGTACTCAGAGGTTTGTTATTGATGATTACAGAGCATTTGCATTAATAGGATTTGAGGCAAATGAGACTGGTGTCATTGCCAGACACTTTAGGATATTTTTGAAACCTTATGAGCAAAGGTTAGATAAAGAGATTAAATCTCATTGCATAAGTATTACTAGAAATTTAGAAGATGGTCATAGCTTTGATGATATAGCAGAGGACTTAACAAAAGAAAGCATTGTAGGTGCAGTTGTTCACTACATAAAAAGCAACTTAGTTGAAATAATTGCGAATGTTCAAACTGATAAAACAGTTAAGCTAAACACTGACCCATATAGGAAAATTAAATGATAATAGATAAAATTAAAATTTTTATAAAAAGTTTGTTTATAAGGCATGAGGTAATTGACCACCCAAAGCAAACTTTTACAGAAAATGAAAAAAGATTAAATAAAAAGTATTGGTACTTATATCCTCACTGGCGATTTGTTACTGACTTATTTTTTGATATGAAACAGTATGATTCTGTTGATGCGAAGGAATTACATCAGGCATGGAAAGCTACTGGTGTTAATGGCAAAAGACAAAAAGTTTTTATATATAATGGATTCACATGGACAAGAGTTGCAATAAAGACTTACAGTCGCAGTAGAAAATCATCAGCTTGGGAAGTATATTTTGAGTGTAAAGAAACTGGCGAGCAGATATATCAGTCAATGTCACCATATATGAGGTATTAGAATATGACACATATAAGAAAAGGTTTTTCGTTAAAACCTGACGAATTTGCAAAATTGCAAAACACAATTAATAAATGTAGAAAGTTAAGAAATGCACCTATTAAAAAAAAACAAGATGAGGCACTTGCTCTAATAGAGGATAGCAATTTAGACATTGATGTAAGAAAAAGACACTTGTTTACTGAAAAAGATATTTTATTTGAGTCTATGAAAATTTATTTAAAGCACTTAGAGGACAACGCAAGCACCATGCCTACCAAGAAATACGCTATGTACGATGACAATTAATGTAGAAAAAATATGTCTCAGGTGCAAAAAACCATTTACTGTCTATAGCAAACAACAACTACAAAAGAAATATTGCGGTGTAGGTATTTGCGGTGATTCTGTTAGATGGAAAAAACACATAGCTAAACAAAAAAATAACTTGATAAATTTTTGACTCCATGTCAAAAATTATATGGCTACTTGTCAAAACGGAGTCAAAAAAAAATTTAGAGATGTTGAAAAATTACCGAAAAGAGCGAAAAACATTAACCTTTTGTAATCTTTTGCAACTCTTTTGAAACTCTATTATAAACTTAAACTATTGTTTTATTTATAATTTTTGGCGTTTTGTAGTCATTAGTGATATGCAAACGACTCAACAAAATACAGTAAAAACCTACCATTTTAGCCATTTTTTTCATGCTTTGTCAAAAAAGAGTCAAAGTCAAAATACTGTCAAAAGTTTAGTATTGCCACTATTGACTATCTGTAGCCAATACACTATATTAATAGTAGCCAATGACAATAAAGTTGTTGGCGGTAAAAAAAGGAAAAAAAAATATGAATGACATAATAAATCGAAATAGAAAATTAGTTGAATTTACTAAAGTTGATAATTTAGACGATGCTCTAAATTTACAAAAACAAATTAAAGGTCATCACGAGTACGAGGGCTATTGCAAAGATAACTACGATTTTGCAAGTAAAGAATATGGCTTTATGGTTTCTAACGATGGCGATATTTTCTATGTATATGACACTAATGAATCAACAAGAGGTCGTAAAACTTTTGGTGAAAAACTTTTACACAAAGTAAGTGCAACAAAATGTTTACACAATGGTTCTTTTTATTGGTGTGTTATTGATAAAACAGACAATAAAATTTGTTTTGCTGATGTTCCTTTAAAAAGAGACGATAATACTAGAAAAGCATCAGTAGGTTCAAACTTTATCTTAACAACAGAGAGGGTGGCGTAAGCCACCCCCAGAAAGGAAAAAAAATGAAAAAAATAAAACTTAGTGAATTAAAAGGTACTGAAGAATATGACTACATTAAGCATCTTGAAGAAAGAATTGAAGATGCTGAGTGGGTAATTAATAAATTTAAAGAAACTGGTAAACACTTTCCATCTGGATTTACAAGCGATGGCAAACCACAAACTTGTGTTGATGTAGCAAAAAAACAACTTCAGACTTTACCAAAAACACTTAAACAATACAAAGAAACTCTAGGGGTAGAATAATGCAAAAACATGATAAAGATTGGCAAACTCAATACTGTAATCTAGGTGGTGTTGTTAAGACTGCACCTGATGGTAGATGGTTTGCAGAACATAGAAACATAAAGCAAAAGCGTGTTAGGTTTTATGTAAATTCAAAAGATAAATTAGTTAAGAGGTTGGCAAGTGTTGTCAATAACCATCTAAAAGGCATTGATATTATGTATAGTGATGAGCAAAATGCAACACTTACAAAAGCATTGTTGATGCTTGAGACAAAAGTTAAGGAAGAAATATTTAGTGGTAGCAATATAAGATGCAATCCTAAAACACTGCAAAGAAAACTAAATGATATTACTAAATTACTTAAATTTTTAGAATTGTCTGAAAGTTTGACTAATAAATATGTAAGAAATTATGATTGGACTGATGCTGACAATCTAGTGACTATAATAGATAAAGGTTGCGGTAAAGAATCGCCTCACACTAGGTCAAGATACTTTTCATTATGCCAAGATGCTTTTGACGATTGTATTTTAAAAGGTTTTGTTAGCAGTAATGTCAATGTTTTGACTGAGTACAGACAGGCTAAATCTAACAAAAAGTTTACTAGGTCATTTAACAAGCGTAAGCAGGACATCAAAGAGTTGATGAGGCGTTGGGATATATCAGATATGAAAAGGTTTATTGACTCAATCAAAGACCCTGTAGAAAAGCGTATAGCAAGATTAATGGCATATACTGGTATGAGAGTAAGTGAGATTATGGCGTTGCGTAAGTCTGACTTAAAAATTAAGAGCAATGAGTCTAGTTATGTAGAAGTTGTTGGTCAGCTTGATAATCAAGGGAAATGGAAAAAAGGCACTAAGACTGATGCAGGTTTTCTTAGACAAGTTGATATTGGTCAAGGTTTAGCAACAGACCTAAAAGATTATATAGATAACTTTTTGTATAAATTTAAAGATAATGGTGAGTTAATTGGCTATGATGATGGTGAGCCTGTATATGGTGGGGATTTGTTGTTTCCTTATGTACGCAATCATTATGCTGATGGTTACTCTTATATGACGCTTGTAAAGCGATTTAAGAAACATTTTAAGGGTGAGTTTACATTACCAGACCAATTAAAGTTTCATTTCTTTAGGCACTGGCTAATTACGATGTGGGCTAGACATGACATATACAATGTCAATCAAGCGGTATCTATGGTGGGTCATGAGACTATCCAAACTACTCAAAATATCTACACTAGCATATCAAACACTAGGCATTATGAGAAAATAGATAGTAAATACGATTGGATAGACAATAAGCTATTTTAAATATCTTTCCATAAATCGTCTAAAGGGTTATCAGGCAGATTAAGGTTTTTCTTTTTTTTACCTTCTTCTGCCTCTTGCTCTTTTTTGCACTGCTGCTCAAAACATTTATGAGATGCAGAGTGATGTATGTATTCTTTCTTAATCTCAGGAAACCAAGTCTCTTTCATAATGAATCCATCTGAGCGGTATACTGGCTTGGAGCAAATGATACAATCACCCATAATATCGCTACCCTTATGTTTCTTTGTATATGGGTGGTACTTTGACCGCCTAGTCAAATTACTTTTTGCCCTTAATGTTGTTAAGAGTAGATAATCCAAAACTTCCTGAGTAGACTATTAAGACTGCCCACCAAAACTCCGTAGGTGCATTACGCAATATTTCCATGCCTTTTTCCATGTATGGTTGTGTAAAAGGCAAAAACATAGCAATGAATATTGCAGTTATTTTAATAGTTAAGATTTCGTCTTTAATTGAGTGTTGTTGTTGCCTTACTTGCTCAATAGATACATTTTGCTCCGCCTCTATTTCTTTGGCTCTAATTATCTTTTTCTTCTCTATGCTATGTTCTATGCCACCGACTATTTTATCGCTCGCAATTTTTACTAAAGGATTACTAATAAGTGGCTTTGCAATACCTAATAATGGTTTTGCAACACCTATAAGTTTTGGAAGTAACATTAATGGATTCATACTGTATCGCCCTCTAAGATTTCACACTGGAAATCTATTTTGATTAAATTTTCTGGTTGGTTTTCAAAAACATGAATCAAGTCATGTTTAAGCTCTATGCGTTTATCTATTAAAAAATCCTCGCAACTGTTTTGATTGTTAAATGTAACTACTTGATAATGTGACTCGTAGTTTGGCGAGTTGCTAAAACTTAGCATAACCGAAACTACCCAGATATTTAGTAACTCCATATTGTAGGTCTAGTAAATCCATCTTGTGCAAGACAAGTATCAAGATGTATGAATCTAGAATTACCTTTCTGGTTTATGCCTATTCCTGTAAATACCCCCATGTCCATAGCGGTTTTTAACAATATATAGGCTCTTTCTCTATCTAATCCTAAGTCTATACTTTTGCCTGTGCTATGCCCACCTGCTTTGCCAGTGGTTTCTATCTTTTTTCTCTCAATGGGGTGGCAGTTTTCTAAATCATTAGGGTCGCCATGTCTGTAGTAACTGGTTACAGGAAATCCAAAACCGCATTTTTCCCTCAAAGTTACTAATGAGTCCATAAATCTTTCATCATAACCAAGAATGTTGCTATGCTTGCAGACCATTTCTTTGATTGTGAAATATGGATAATCCCACTTATCAACAAATGATATTGGGTCTTTTATAGTAATCAAATCATCGTTCATTGTGTTTCTTTCTTTTTTACTTCTCTAACAGTGCCATCTTCCATGACATATATTAGTTCTATTCCTAATTTTTTTTGTTTAGCACTAGCAACTCTGTGAATAAGTCTCATACCACCATTGCCAGATTTATTGTTTCGATTGTATAGCCATCTTGTACCGCCATACTTGATGTCATATTTTTTGACATCACCTGTTTTAGTATCAAGTGTCATAAAATCACACAACCCAACACCCCTCAGACATGGGAACACTAAAATATTTTTTTTCTTCGCA